ATTCCAAAAAGATTTTAATATTGCTTTAGAGGGTGCAGAAGCATTGTTACAAGATTGCAAAAATATCCACCCTATTGCCAAAGAAGTCATTATTGAAATGTGTTACCAAATAGGAACTTTTGGGGTATCAAAATTTAAAAGATTGTTTCAAGCTCTTGCAATACCTGACTATGTGTTAGCAGCACAAGAGATGACTGACTCCAAATGGTTTGTGCAAACACCATCCAGAGCTAACAGAATGGCAATCAAGATGAGGAACTGCACTATATGATTTGGTTTAATTTATTAGGTTCAGTTGTCAAAACTGGAGCAGAGGTATTTAAAAATAGACAAGAAAGTAAAAGATTAGAATCTGTTGCTGAAAAAACTTATATGGCAAAAATGGCTTCTGGTGAAATTGATTATAAAAAAGCTGTTATGTCAAATAACCAACAAGGATGGAAAGATGAGCTAGTTTTAATTATTGTTGTACTTCCCATTGTAGTTCTTGCATGGAGTATTTTTAGTGAAGATCCTCTTGCTAAAGAAAAGCTAGATTTATTCTTTCAATATTTTAATAACTTTCCAGAGTTCTACAAATGGTTAGTTCTTGGCATATTTGGATCTATATATGGATTAAAGCCAGGCATGGATCTATTCAAAAAAAAATAAATGACCAAAGCCTCAAAGGTTAATGACTTAACAGTAGAGTACAGGCATCAAATTCAATTATTAAAAAATGAAATAGAGAAGCTAAGACAAATTATACAAGAAAAAGACAACATTATAAAAAGGTCTTTAATAAAATTAGAGGATGCAACTAAGGAATGAAGGGATATAAAATTGGAGTACATAAAAGCAGATCAGGTGGTCTAACTAAAAAGGGTATTGAAAAATACAAAAGAGAAAATCCTGGATCTAAATTAAAAATGGCAGTCACCAAAAAGACTGGTCTTACAGTTAAAGAAAAGCAAAGAAGGTCATCTTTTTGTGCAAGAATGCTTGGAATGAAAAGAAAATTAACTTCTGCAAAAACCGCCAAAGATCCTAATTCAAGAATTAACAAAGCATTAAGAAAATGGAATTGTTAAATGGTTAAACAACATAAAAAAAAATGGTATGTGGGAAAATGCAAACATTGCCTGGAGGATTTATTTAATGATGATTCTTTTGTATCTTTTGCAGACAAGACTTCCTCTCATTATAGCTGCATGGAAAAAGAAGATTTAATACAACAAAACAACAAGGTAATAAAAAATGCTTAAAAAAATTATAAGAAAAATTATGTGCAAATTATTTACAATTAAGGAATGTTCTTGCAAAAAATTCCAGTGCAAAAATAAAAAGTAATGAGTAGGAAGACTAATACGGCTTTAATAGCATGTCTTTTCACAATTCTTATGGGGTTGGCCACATGGACGCTGGTTACATTAATAGAACTTTCAACAATCGTAGCTATGCTTAAAAGTGAGATGATGTCTTTGGACAAGGTGATAGGTCGTATTTATTCTCATATGGATAGGTTAGCAGACAGATGAATATTGCAGAACTATTTAAAAAGAATTTTATATTAGTACCAGTCATTGCTTCTGTTGTAGTTGGTACATTTAGTGGAGTTAAATATATTGTAAGTTTAACAGAAACTATTGACGAAAATAAAAGACAAATTGGAATAATACAAAATACTAATTTAAAAAATCAAATTAAATACATTAGCCAACTTACTATGAATCAAAATGCAATTAAATTAGAAATAGAAAGAGAAAAAGGAAGCAAAGAGTTATTAACAAATAAATTTACTACTATCTTTGAAAAAATGAAAGAAATGGAATTTGATATTAAACAGATACTTTTAAAAGGAAGTCGTTAAATAATGATAAAAAATTTTAAAGATATAGTAATTTTATTAATTACAAGCGGTGTCTTAATACTTCTTGGTGTCATTATCATAGGAGATTATTGGGTAGCATTAGAAGAAAATAGACCAGTAGATGAGAGTGTAATTACATTAATGAAAATGTCCGTTACAGGATTGATTGGTGTCATTGGTGGCTACATTGGTGGAAGTAAATAATGATAAACCAAATATACAGATTTGTATTAAGAAAATTGCTTATTTTTTTAAGCCGAATGGAAAATAAAATTTGGAAAGAATTGTATGTTTGCAATAAAAAAAGGAGAAAGTAAAATATGAAAAAAGGTTATCACAAAACTAAATCTGGAAAGATTGCCAAAAAAGGACTTTATTTCTATGCAAATAGAAGAAAAAAGGCTGGTAAGAAACCAATTAAAAGTGGCAAACCTGGCTATGTTACCAAGGCTGCCATAAAACGATCAGCTAGTTAATTTAATGAAAAATCATCTTATTGATTTTATTAGCAAAGAAAACGATAGAAAAATTTTAAGAAGTAAGGAAAAAACTCTTTTACAGGCCAGAAAAGAAGTGAATATTTATGGCAATGGAACTACCGGATATGTAATTAAATCTGGATCGCAAAAGGGTAGAGTTTTAAAACACATACAAATACCTACTAAAAATTTATAAATATTAAAAGTTTGGAGCAGCCGTTATTACCTTTCATTTTGGCTGCGATTTGTGGCTTAGTTTTTTAATTAAGCTGGGTATGGGTGGGCAAGTTATCTATTGACTTTAGGTTTTATTATTCCTAGTCTGAAAAGAGAACTTTTTTGATAACTTAATATGGAAGGTACTAAAAATGACTGTTAATACACATTTATTTAACCTTTGCTTTGACAAAAACTTGATTACAAATCAATGAGTGGATTAACAGAATATGTAAATAAGCTAGGAAAACCAATAGGTTTTAGAGATATAAAAAATTATATCTCTAAAACCCCTTTTTTTTTGCCTGTAATAAAATGGCTATTTCATTGGCTTATTTTACAGCACTCTCCTGTTGGGCGATAACTCTTTGATAACCTATTGGGATATTTTTTAAGATAACATCAAGGTATTGATTATGGTAAGTATGTTATATATAGTAGCAACATAAGATAAACACAAAAAGAAAGGTACTAATGACTGAACTATTGTTAAAAAAAAAGAAAAATACAGATGGCTCTATTACAAAATCTTGGCGGTTTGAGTATGTAAATGAAAAGGGAGTAAGAAAATTTAAGCAATCTAAAAACAAAGATTTTTTAAAAGAACAAGCTGAAGGTATTGCAAAAAGAATTACAAATGTAATCAGTAAATACCCTCTTTGGTTAGATGAGTCCAACGATAAATACTGTTCAAAACTTTACCAAAAAATATGTAGCAAAACAAAAAGCAGTTCATATTTAAAAAATCATAAAACCTTTTATAAAAATTATATACAAAGAAAAGCACCCTTAGATTTAAGAACCATAGATGAGCAATTTATCTGTGATTGGTTGGCAAACTTAAATGTTAAAAGCAATGTCAACAACCAAACCAAAAGAAAAATATTTAATGCTTTTAAAAACATTTATGAAGTCCATGTTCCAGGTGAAATCAAAACAAATGTTTTTAAATCTCAAGATTATTTAAAAGATTTTGAAATACCTAAAAAGAAAGTTTATGATATTAATTTTGATGTTTGGAGTAATGATAAAGTTCAAAATATTATTAATAATGTTGCAGATAAGCAAGTTAAAATTATGTTCAATATTATGTTCCAAACCGCTTGTAGGCCTAGTGAGGCTAGAGCTTTAAAAAAAGATGATTTAAGGTTTTTAAATAACAATCCTTATATTCAAATTAGTAGTGCAATAGGTTCAAAAAAGGAATGGAAGGGTACAAAAACACCAGCAGGAGTAAGAAGAGTATATATTAGCAATACTTTGATTGATGAAATTAAAGCTCATGTCCAAACCTTGCCTGAACACCAAGATGCTTTATTTTTAAATTCAGAAAAAAAACCTGTCTGCTTGTCTGTGATGACTCAGCAACTCAATAAAGCTTTAAAAAAATGTAATATAGATAAGCTACCGGTGGATCGTAAAACCTATTTCTTTAGGCACTTTACAGCCTCATATTGGGGATTCTCCAAAAAATATGATAACCCCTTAGATTTTGCTAGGGATTTTGGAGATAAGGATATTAATTTTATTTATGAAAATTATATTGCTAGGTACAACCCAAAAGACGAAGATCGGTATTTAGACTACTTAAATAAGACCTATTAGAAAGTGGGGGTAAAGGTAACCCCCACCACACTTAGCAACTTAATAGTTTTAGACACTATTAATATTTTTTACCATTTGCAAAGCTGAATCTTCAGCTATCACAGAGGAAGGTAAATCTCCTGTGTAATTCTGTTCTTGAAACTTTATCCCCTGCACAAAATATGTAATGTCAGTATTTAAAGCTTCAGCTATTTGTAAAAGTCTAATGGAAAATGTTTTATTGTTTCCTGATTCGTATTTTTGTATTTGTTGGAAGGTAACATTAATTTTATCAGCCAACTTCATTTGTGAAATTTTTAATTCTTTTCTTTTCTTTCTAATTCTTTGACCAATAATTTTGTCAGCCATGCTAAACTTTATGTTCATAGTTCCCTTTCATTTGAGCAAATAATATCCTTATGTAAAAATCGCCTTTCAGTTGCACCACTTTTTTTATTTAAAAAGTAGGCTGTTTTTTTAGCTCTTCAGTTTGGATTTGTTCAAATACTTTTGCAATCTTTGCCTGATATTTGTAGCACTTCAATTTATGACTTGCTAACAAGTTTGCATATTTATTTGATTGCTCCTCCAACTGTTTTAACTTCTTTGGATCTATTATCATTTGCTCCATTAGTTTTAACAGATGCTCCCTTAAAGTTTGCAGAGAGCAGGTTACACTTGGCATTTTTGCCAGGCGACTTTTGATTAGCTGCTGTTTCAACATCCTCAAAAATTTCTTGAAATTGAACTTCCACATCATAGTTAAATAGTTTTACAAAATTCATCTTTAACATATCCTTTGTTTAGTTGAATTGAATCCACTTTTGCTATGATAGCAGAATCAATAATTACTTTTCTATGACTTTGGGTATTACTTTTTTGTAGCAATCCTAGATCCACTAAATCTTTACAAATCTTAGCAGCTCTAGCTTTGGTAATATTTTTTTCTGAAGTAACTGATTTGACCCCTTTGGCAATTTCCAAATAAGTCGGAGAGAATTGGTGCTTGTCAATAAATTTAACAATAAATTCTAAAACAGTTTTCTTAATTGGGGAATAGTAAATATATTCTTTTATCATTTTTTCTTCTTGTTAAAATTAGTTACATTAGTTTGATCTGTACCATCAAAATATTGAAATTTTTTTCCGTCTTTATTAAATGAATCCAAAAGATTATAAAGTTTAGTAGAATACCACATAGATTTTTTTATATCTTCCATAGCCTGTGTTACAGTAGGAACATTTTTTTTTCCAAATCGGAAAACATATTTTGCAATTTGTCCTTTCAAAAATCCTAACTTCTCCTCATCAGTCAATTGACTTAATATGGCATCACAAGTTTGCAGATTGTTTTGATAATGAGGAGGATTGATAGGATCTTTGCTCATTAAAATGGGATCTCCTCAGTTGTCTTTTGCATAGGCTCTTGAATTTTGCCACTCATAATCGGCTGCTGACCTCCTTCTTTTCTGTCAGTATTAACCCAAACAGAAACATTAAGTTTTTTTCCATTAACAGTTAATGATCCAGTATAGTTAGGATATTTCTTTCCAGCTATATCCTGTTTTTTTTTCTCTCTTTGCCACAATGCAATAGAGTTATCAAAGTTATTGTCTTTGTTTTCTTCACTCATTTTTATTTGCTCCTCATTTGTTGCTTTAGTGTGTTCTCTTTTTCTTCAATCATATGAAAAGACTCAGGATCTTCTATTTGTAATTGAAGTAAAAAATCTTTATTTCTTGAATGGATTTGTTCAAGATTAGTTTCTAAGATATGAGGGTTGATAGAACTTTTGCATTTCTCTATGTCCTGGATAATTTCATTTACTTTAGAGTCGGAATTTTCAGATTCTAAATTTACATTGCTAGACTCAGTGCTGGGCTTTTGTTTGTTGGTTTTTAAAAATTGCTCCATTTCTTCATAAGTTGCAATCTCATCTCCCATAAATCCTAAGAAACTTAAAGCTCTACCAATTGAAACAGTATTTTGTTTTTCAAATTCTTTATCAGCATTTTTCATTTGCTTACTTTCCCCAGTGCTAATAAGCCTGTCGTCAAGATATATGTAAGCTTTAAATTTGTGTGAGCCATTAGAAAGCTCTATGCTTTCTGTTTGAATAGATAGTCGTTCTCCAAAAAAATTTCTTACATGATTAATTCTATATCCTACTGTAATGTAATTTCCTTTTGCACCCAGTCGCACATAGCTAGAATCATTTAATTCACTTTTAAATTTTTTAATTGCGTCAATTAAATTTAATTTAGTTTCTGCTGACATTGCTCTCCTCTGTTTTTTTCTTGGTTGATAATGCTTTTTCAATTTTCATTTTTTGCAATTCGTTAGATAAGAAATAAATAATTTCTGTGAGCTGCTCTTTAGTTTTTTTTAATAAATAATTATCTTTCATAAAACTCCTATTAAAATTAAAGACAGGTACATTCCAAATCCAATACCTAAAATAAAAAATACGACATAATCTAAATGATCTGATATTTTCATATTGTTTGCTCCTTTGGGTTTAAATAAAAATTTACATAATCATCTAAATATTCTTGGGGTATGCCTTGATACCAAAAAGTTTTTTTCTTAATTTCACTAAAATCTGGCGGACTCAGCCAAAATAATTCTTCTAAACTTCCATCGGCTGCTTTTAATTTTTTCTCCCATGCAATTTCATAAGCTGCCAATTCTTTTAATTTTTCTGCAAGATTTTTAGGTTTTAATTCTTCACAAGAATCTTCCGTAAATAACATACGATCATTTGCAGTTGCATAACTCAAGGTTGGTTTTAATCCAGAGCTGTGATGGTACAGTGCCATTTGCATTAGATCCGTTGTGAATACTTTTTGTGGGTCAAGTTTGGGAAAGCTACAAACATAATCGCCAATTCTATTGGGGTTGTCTTTGGTTGCTGTTTTTTTTAGTGGATGATATTTCACAGTTACAAATTTATTTTTTAAATCATTTAAATGAGTTTCCCCAGCAAGATCAATAAACATTCTAAAATAAATATTTACATTGGGTAGCCAGGTTGTCATTTCCTGTTCTACTTTCCATTTTTGTTTCGGCAATTCTTTAAGATTTAATAAATGATTATTACAAATTTCTTTTATAAATTTAATAATAAATTTTGCTTTCATTCCATCCTTTTCATTATGTGGAGTATAATTATTTAATTTTGTAAAAACTTTTGGATCTTTTTCAATCAGCTCAATTGCTTCTTCTATTGAAATATTTTCTGCAAAACTTTTTTGAACAATTTGATGAGCTACTGTTCCAAAGTGTAAAGAAGCATTAGTACAATTTCTGTTTTGCTCTGGGGTTAAAAAATGTTTTTGTAAGGTACGAATGTGATGAGGATTTTTATTGGCAGATACCGAAGTATTTTTAATATTAAATTTTTTGTAACAATCAGCTATGATTCTCATAAACAGAGAAATAATACAAAAATAACCTCATGTCAACCTAGTTATGCTTAAAACCTAATTTGGTTAATATTAGCTTTTTTTAACCTTTTTTAAAAAACCACTACCAGAACTTCTTTGTAGCCATTTAAAATCTATATTATCATGCAGCTGTTCTGTTTTTTTGTTTTGGACAACATCATATCCCCAAACTTCAAATTTATTATTATCTTTAGGGATCGCCATGCCATAGATTAGTCGCTGAGTTTTCTTTTCTTCCCCCACTGCGATACGATAATGAGCCTCTGGCTCAACTATTTTTGTGGGATTATAAATAATATATTTTCCATCAATTGCACCGCCTTTATGCACAAAACAAACATGTCCAAGATAAAACGACCTACAATTAACTTTGTACTGATTCGCTGTCGGTATAGCATTTAATTTACCCTCATAAAGCTGTGCCACAACCTTTATTTCTACATCACTTGCTAGAAAATATCCTGGAGCATAAAAATTTTCTGAATTATATTTTTTATCATTAATAAATTTTGCTAATAAAGTGCTAAGTTCTAAAACATCAAAATTTCTAGGAGAATTAGGAGTTTTATTTACTAGCTTTGAGATTTGAGATTTTTTGGTTAAAAAATCATTCTTTTTAAAAGAGTATTTAATAACATCTTCCATCGTAAAATTATATTTGTCTTTTAAATATCTCAGCCTATCCTTATTTATCATAGTGGTATCTAAGTTATCAAAATCTTCTAGCAGAGCAATCATTATATGTATCCTTTATGTTTAATTTATATTTTAATTAGGTATAACACATAACAGACTTGTATTTGAAAGCAAATCAAATTATATCTAAAAACAATTTAATTATGATTATGCCTAATAAGATTAAATATGGGACTATGTGTCTGGAATGGCATTTGTTCGCAAAAAAGAGGCAAATTTGCAAGGCTATGAGGCATTTTTAAATGGGTAAGAGTAAGAAAAATCCAAGTAAAATTTCATATCCATTGGTTCAGGTTAAGTGGTCTGATGCGTTGTCTTCTGCAGAATGGATGTCAGAAAAAAAAGGAATCAATTTGGAAGCTGCAACCTGTCATTCCATTGGCTACAAGCTTTTTGAAAACAGCAAAAAAGTAATTTTGTTTGCTGATTATAATTTTGATGACGATGGATCTATAGACATTGGCAATGTCAATGTCATTCCTAAATCTTGGGTTACAGAAATTACAGAGATTATTATTAAATGAAATTAGTTGTGGTTATTTATTTTTTATTTTCAGGCCAATTGTTTTCACAAAAATATATTTTTTTTAATGAAATGGATTGTGTGGAAGCTGGAGAAAAAATTATACAAGATATTTCTGTCTATAAACAACAAGTCAATAATAATTTTAGTTTGCAGGGGTGGTACACAGAAGATGATTATTTAATTATAGGATATAGCTGTGAGTAATGTGGTTCGCCTTGAATGGTACGAAATAGATTCTGGGAGTATGGTCGGACTTTCCAGATGTTTAGAAAATATCCGAATGGAAAAGGGATT